TGCTGAGTTTGATTATCATATTGACAACTCAGGTACTATAGAAGATCTTATAGAAAAAGTAAAAGAAATATTAATTAAAGAAAACATTATATGAGAGATTCAATCAAATTATTTCTAACAGGATTTACACAAGTATTCTTTGTTGCTATTAACACTTACTTTCTTAGTAAAGTGTTTTTCTTAGGAGTTCTTGTGTGTGGGTTTATGATTTCATTTATATGGAGTTATAATGTAAAGAAGATTGCCTTTGGAACTTTTTGGGATAGATTGACCTATTCCTCTGGAGCTGCATTAGGTAGTGTTTTTGGTTTGTATATATCAACTTTAATTTTAAAATAATAATGGAATACACTAATAGATACGGTGATAAGTTCACATTTGAAAAGACAGATGATGGAAATATATTATGGAAAGGCAATTTTGAATATTGCAGAATAGGTATGCCTAATGATTATACAGAAGCTTATAATCAATATTTACATGACAATAAACATGTTCAAGACTTGATGTCTTTTAATCAATTTAAAGATGCTGTGCATGAATATGATGATGAAACACATAAATACATCTATGACAAGTATGTAAAGTTAGTTAAGTCTATGCCTGATAAAATATCTATGGTTGATCCTAGTGGTGGTCCATATTTATCAGAAGGTATGAACTTAAAAGTATTAGATAAATCATATAATAAAATGATAATCAAAGAGTTTGAACGTCATCCTGAAGGTATTATAATAATAATTAACAAATAAACATATGAAAAAGGTAATAACATTTTACAGAATTTATGAGATTCCAGATGAAGAATCTGTACAAAAAATTCAGTCAGTTGAAGGAGAAGATGCTGAAATAAATGAAATTAAAATATGTGACTATGCTGAAAACATTGCTAAAGATTTATTTAGAAATGATTTAGAAGATTCATTACAAGAAGACATCATTGATGGTTTTTCATCTGAATTAATTACAATACTTGAAGAAAGGCTCATAGAAGATGCAGATCAAGAAACAGAAAACTAAGACTTTAGTTACTAGAGATAATGGGAGAAGCTCAGATGCAGTTTCTCCCAATTTTATTTATGGCTGTCTTGGAGGATGTATGAAGTCTTATTGCTATGTAGGAAGATTTAATAGTGATGTTGTTTACATTAATGACAATGTAGATGACATATTAAATTCTGTTGGTAATTGGGTTGAAGATAAAGAATGGCCCAAGAAACCAAATCAATGTGATGAAGTGTATTACACAATAGATATAGGTTGTAGTACAGACGTTGCTCTACATAGTAAATATTATGATTGGCAGAAGGTGTTTGACTTTTTTAATAAGCATAAGATGCTTAAAAGCACGTTTGCTACAAAATATCCAACAAGGTTTCCTGTAGAGAACTACAAAATCAAGCCTCATAAAAATAGAATTAGAGTGAGTTTAATGCCTCAGAAGTATGCAGATGTGTTAGAACCTAACACAGATAGTATTGCTGATAGAATTGCTGCTATTACTAAGCTACAAGACTATATGGAGGTGCACATAAACTTTAGCCCTATTATTTATGAAGAAGGTTGGTTAGATGAGTATGAAGAGTTATTCAAACAACTTGCTATAGCAGGTATTGATATTCCTTGTGAATGTATATTTCTAACATATAATGTTAAGTCTTACGAGAATGCAAGTGAAGAAGTTAACAAATTATGTTGGAAGCCAGACATACAAGAAGCAAAAGATTCTCAATATGCTGCAGATAACATTAGGTATAAGTATCAATTGAAATCAAAAATGATAGTTGACTTTATTGAGCTATACACTAAGTATTTTAATCCTAAAAACATTAGGTATATCTTCTAATAGAAAAACCCCCAGAAATGGGGGTCTTTCACAGAAGAGAGAAGAAATCAACTAACTTAAATAAAGAACAGTTGTTTAATTTATTCTCACCCTTTAAATTGATTTCAATTGAAAATGCATGCCATCTTTGCGTGTCCAAACACCACCCCAATCAAATCCTGCATCTGTAAAGCATTTTACAAATCCTGCAGATAGTTGAGGTTCTTTGTTTAAACCATTCCATGCAGCATTAACATCAATTGCTATTCCCCATGAATGTAAAGACATACTTGTTAATCCTCTTTTCTTTCTAACATTAAAGCATCCATCCCAAGTTTTTAATTCTTTTACAAATCCTCTATCAATAAGATTTGAAAAAGCTTGTATTAATGGAGCAATCATTATTTTATTACAATACAATTTTTTAGGAATAGCTCCTATTTCTAAATGTGGTGGAATATCCCAAACAGTCATGTACTTTAATTCATTTGCTGTTACAGCAGGATCTCCCCATTTTTTCAAACATTGTGCACTTGTTACCATTGGTTATTATTTTTTGAGTGAAATTTTCCAGTAAGCACCTAAACCAAATGTCAAACTACCATCAAAATTTAAACCAATGTTTGCTTGATATATCTGATCCTTTTTGTTTTTGTACAATAGCCCAGGAGTAATTATTTGTAAGCTGTTCTTGTTACCAAATAAGTTACCACCTATGTACAATTGTCTAACAGGATCTGCTGGTTTGATGATGGTTGTTTCTTTTATTATTGTAGGTATTTTGTAATCTTGAACTGTAACTCTAGTTTTTAATTTGTTAAACTGCACAGTGTCAACAACTTGCACAATACCAAATGTGTCAAGCTTGATTGTGTCAACATATACATTCTTAACTAAATACTTATCTCTAAGTAATAGATATTGTTTTCTTAAAGAATCAAGATTACTACTTGGTATGTATTCTGGTCCAGGTTCTGTAGGTATTGATACATATATAGGAACATTCTTCTTCACTGTATCATGAATTTTTTTCCAAATAGTATCAACTTTGGTAATCACTACAGGTTCTTGAGGAGGTGTACCTGGTCTACATTGTCTTTGTAATAGTATAATTATTACAAGTGCAGCAATTACAATGTAATTAAAGCTAGTTTTTAAGTTCATCGCAGTCATTTTTAACTTCTTTTGCTCTTCTTATAAAATTCTTTAAAATTTTCCAAATGTCAATTTTTAAAGCTTCTTCTATGTTCTCTTTAATTGATGTGAGTTCTACTAGTATTAATGCAACTGCTGTTAGTTTTGTAGCTAAATATTTTACACTAGATATTTCTAAAAGCAATTCATTTAAAACATAAAAATCCATTACATATAAACATATAATAGATGCTTCATAAAGCAGTATTTTACTAATTATGTTAGAAAGCTTTCTGCTTCTAATAGATTTCCAACCAAATAATTTAATTGACTTGTATATTCCTGTAAATGTATCTAGGAATATTGACATTCCTACAGCTAAAATTAAACCTTGAATAGGTGTAAAAAATAAAACAATACCTGTTAAAAAATTAAATGCAAAATTTTTCATTTCATCTTTTATATAATAGACATAAAACTTTTACACCCTTCTCACACTATAATATAAGACAATTTTTAAAAATTATTGCAGTTTATTTAGTATTTAAGTTTTTATTTTTTAAAATTCATAAAAATCTAGGATTTCAAACTTTTTTTATATTTAAATCCTTTTTTATTCTTGAAAATTGACGAATTTTGCTTACATTAAAAATGTAATCATACTGAAGATTACAAAAAACTAAATTTTATTGTTAAACCCTAAAACTAAAATCTATGAATTTAGACAAAAAAATACTTAGTGATATTACTGTCTACACTAAGTATGCTAAGTATCTTCCAGAGTTGCAAAGACGTGAGTCATGGGAAGAACTTGTTACAAGAAATATGAATATGCATATTGAAAAATTTCCAAATTTGAAATCTGAAATTGAAAATGTGTATAATGATTATGTTTTTAATAAAAAAGTGTTACCCTCAATGCGTAGTTTACAATTTGGTGGTAGAGCTATTGAACTAAACAATGCAAGAATTTATAATTGTGCCTTCTTACCTGTTGACAGTATTCATAGTTTTAGTGAAACAATGTTTTTACTATTAGGTGGAACAGGTGTTGGATACTCAGTGCAAGGTCATCATATTGATAAGTTACCTGAGATTAGAAAACCTAACTATAATAGAAAGAAAAGATATGTTGTACAAGATAGTATTATAGGTTGGGCTGATGCAATTAAAGTTTTATTTAAATCTTACACAGGTCAAACAACATCACATATAGAGTTTGATTTATCAGATGTTAGACCAAAAGGTGCATTGCTTGTAACTGCTGGGGGTAAAGCTCCTGGTCCTGAACCATTAAGAATTGCTTTAGTTAAAATAGAAGCTATTCTTAGAGAAAAAGAAGATGCTACTAAACTTACAGATATTGAATGTCATGATATTCAATGTCACATTGCTGATGCTGTATTAGCAGGTGGTATTAGAAGAGCTGCTATGATATGTTTATTTGACTTACATAGTATGGCAATGCTTAATTGTAAAGCTGGCAACTGGTGGGAAAATAATCCACAGCGTGGTAGAGCTAACAACTCTGCTGTATTATTACGTCATAAGATTGATAAGATTACTTTTGATAAAATATGGGAAAGAATTGAGGCATCTGGATCTGGTGAGCCAGGTATCTACTTAACTAATGATAAAGATTGGGGTACTAATCCTTGTTGTGAGATTGCTTTAAGACCTTATCAGTTTTGTAACCTAGTAGAAATCAATATGTCAAATGTTGAATCTCAAGAAGATTTAAATGGTAGATCACAAGCAGCGTCATTTATTGCTACATTGCAAGCTTCTTATACTGATTTCCATTATTTAAGAGATATATGGGCCAAAAATACTGAAAAGGATGCTTTGTTAGGTGTATCTATGACAGGTATTGCATCTAAGACCAATATGCAATTTGATTATAAACAAGCAGCTGATGTTGTAAAATCTACTAATCAAGCATTAGCTAAACAGTTAGGTATCAATCCTGCTGCAAGAACTACAGCTGTAAAACCTGCAGGTACTACAAGTTTAGTTTTAGGTACTTCATCTGGTATTCACGCATGGCATAATGATTATTATTTAAGAAGAATGCGTGTAGGTAAAAATGAAGCTATCTATACTTACCTTGCTATTTATCATCCTGAACTAATTGAAGATGAATACTTTAGTCCTGATACAACAGCAGTAATTACTGTACCACAAAAAGCTCCAAATGGTGCTATTACAAGACATGAATCTACATTAGATTTACTAGAAAGAGTTAAAAAAATATCATCTGAATGGGTTAAGTCAGGTCATATCAAAGGTGAAAACACACATAATGTTTCATGTACTGTTTCAGTAAGAGATAATGAATGGAAAATTATTGGTGAATGGATGTGGGCTAACAAAGATTATTATAATGGTCTTTCAGTATTACCTTATGATGGTGGTACATACAAACAAACACCTTTTGAAGATTGCTCTAAAGAAACTTATGAGTCATTAGTAGAAACTTTAAATGATGTTGATTTAAACAAAGTAATAGAAATACAAGATAATACATCATTTGCTGATAACATTGCTTGTGGAGGAGCAGGTTGCGAAATATGATAACTTTTTCATATTTAGGTAAACCTTGCTGGGTTTATACTTTATATATTAACACTCTAAAAAAATAATATATGAATGAATTTTTTATTTTTTTAAATGATAACAATTTAACACCTAATGGTTTTTATGTGTTACATAACATGGTTAACAAGATTACCAGTTACAATGTAAATACATATCATGAACAGCACAAGCTGTCATTAAATGGTTATTTAAATGAAAACTATGATAGTGTAGATGATACGTTATCATACACATTGACAAAAAAAGCTTTAGATGTAATTAAAAACTCTGAAGTATATTTTACATCATTTACAAAAAAGGTAAAGTCTTTAGTAAAGTTTGAAGATTGGCAAGATAATATTAAAATGTACAATGAACTTTTTCCTAAAGGTAGAAAATCTGGTAGCACTATGTCTTTTAGATCAACACCTAAAGAACTCTTTGAAAAGTTTAAATGGTTTTTTAATGAATATCCTGAGTATGATTGGGACTTAGTATTCAAAGTTACATCAGAATACATTGATGAATTTGATGAAAAAGGTGACTATACATACATGCAAACTTCAAAGTATTTTATAAAGAAGGATGACAAGAACAAAGTTACTACTTCTACTTTAGCAAATCTTTGTTATAATGATTTAGAAGGTAACAATGATGATGTAAGTATGAAAGGTACTTTTTATTTTGGACCATAAAAAAAGGGGGTTTAATTACCCCCTTAATTTTTACCTTGACCTCTATATAATTTCTTGTAATTTTTACTAGATTTTAATTTAGAGCTTTTACATTTAGAATGTACACCAGGTCTTTTTTTTCTAACTTTTGGTTTAAAAGTGTTTGTGTTTGTGATTTTTGCCATTTTGATTAATTGTTTGATTGTATAAATAAGTTATCTAATTCTTCTTGAGTTATACCAAAAGCATTTGCCATCATGTTAAGATGCTCATCATCTCTATCAAACTCTTGCGAAAGGTCAAACTTAATAAGCACAATCTCTTTTAAATCAGCATCTTGTATTTGGTCTATAGCATCATATACCATTGTTCTTGTAATTCCAATGTTGTATAGTGCTAAGAAGAAACGCATCTTGCTAGCTGTTTGTGGAACTAAACTTCTTTGTAATTCTTTAAGCTCTTCATCTGTAACATAATCAGAAGGCTCAACAGTTCCATCAGCTTTTAAAAACAATAAGTATTCTTCATAAAGAGGATTACCCTCAATCATAGGAATAACCTGATTGTTTTCATCTATTATAGTTCCATATTTAGTATAAAAGTATCTCATAATTATTAAGGATTGCTAAATGTTCTATAACAAAACCCAAGCCTTGCAGCTAAAGCAGTTGCGTTATTACAAGTCCATACCATTTCATACAATGAAACAGCAGGTAGGTTAGTAGATAAAACACCTGATGTAGATATGTTAGTAGTTTTGTTGGCTACTAAATAAGAAATTGTACCATTTGTATTGAATGTCAATCTCAAATAAATCAAATCAACCTCTAATGTATTTGATGGATAACCACTTCCTAAATCAATAGCTGTACAAGTTCCTGTTGAATCGTTGTGAATTATATGCCAATTGTTTGATGTAGATAATCTCGCTAATCCAACGCAACTAGTTAAGTTTGTTGGTTCAACATTTGTTGGGTTAGCAAAATTATTTACAAATCCAACA